AGCGGCGATATGTCCGGCGATGTTACTGGCGGATCCATAGATGCAGCCCGAATGTCAAAAGTTTCAGCAACGTGCGTGAATACATCTGGATCCTCACCCGATGGCACTATTTACATCCAAACATCCAATGATGGCACTACATGGGTGAATAGTGGAATTGGAACAGGATCGGCAGCGATCAACGCTGCGGAAACCAATGTTCTTTATCAAGATTTATATGAAAGATATGTTCGCATTTTTTTTGACCGCACCAGCGGATCCGCATCACTTAATGTAGCCATAACTTTAAAATCGGTATGAGCCGCGGGAACTTTACACAACTTTACACGGGCGATGCAGCTGCTGACCAGGTACAGGGATATATAGCCACCGCATTGCAGCCGCTGCTCGATCTTCCTTTTGCAGCTGGCAACCGCGTGCAAGATGTTGAGCTATCAACCTCTGACACGTTTGTAAATCACGGATTAAATCAAAAGCCAGAGGGGTTTATTATTACTAAATCAAACGCGGCACAAACAGTTTATGAATCTGGATCAGACAACGATTTTCCTGACCGCATCATGATTTTAAAAGCTGGCGGAACTGTAACTGTTGATATTTTCTTTTTTTGAGGTCACATGGCAATAACAAACGGAACCAATATCACAGCACTTGAAAAGCCCGCGGTTGGTGTAGATACGGGGCCAGGATGGGCAACAGCATTAAATAATAGTATTGATGCGGTGGATGGACATGACCATACCACAAATAAGGGAAGCCGCATCACGCCAGCAGCAATAAATATCAACGCGGATCTGGAAATGAATAGCAATGATCTTACTGAGATCAGAACGCTATCGATGGATTCCACCTCTGGCACAACCACGGCAGACCAAAGAGCAATTTATGTTAGTGGTTCCAATAATCTGCATTACCGAAACGGATCTGGTCAGGATGTCCAAATTACGGATGGAACTTCAGTTATGGGTGCTGCTGGAACCATAACAGGCATGGGATCTGACGAAGGCAATCAGGCTGGTGCTAATTATACAGAAGGATCTAAGGCATTTAATTTTTTTACAGATATAGGAAACACCGATTTCGGCAAAATGAACCATTCGGATCTGAATCTTTATAAATTCAGTGATGACAATACTGTCGATACCGATTTTGTAACCCTGCAATGCTCCTCCTCTGTTTCAGGTGCAGGGGGTACGATTACCGTTCCAGGTGAAACAGGCACGCTGCTCACCACAGCAACCAACTTTGCAGGAACTATAAACATAGATGCAACGGGAGGGTCTGGTTCAATTACATTAGATGCTAATACCTCAGTTAGTATTGAAGCAGACACAACGATCACTTTAGATGCTGAAAGTGACATTAATCTTGACTCAAACTCTGGTGTTCTGACTTTCAAGGACAATGGAACTGCAATCGGCAAGATCAGCAACTCCTCTTCTGATCTGGTCATTGAGAATGAGGTGGATGCTAAAGACATCATCTTTAAGCAGTATGATGGTAATGAAGTCGCTCGTTTTACAGATGACAGAAAACTAAAATTTTTTGATGATGGTGATGAGTATATTTCTGGAGATGGTACGGATCTAACGGTTGCATCTGGTGGAGCTTTAAACCTGACCGCAACTACGGACGTTGTGGTTCCTGCCAATGTTGGGGTCACGTTTGGAACTGGTGAGAAGATTGAAGGAAATAATACTGATCTAACAATCACTTCAGGCGCAGACATTAATTTGACTGCCACCTCAGACATCAATGTTCCTGCCGATGTTGGAATTACTTTTGGCGATGACGGTGAAAAAATCGAAGGTAATGGCACTGACCTAACGATAGCATCTAGTGGCGAGATCAACTTTAATTCTGGAACCCTGGACCTATCTGCTCAGACAGTAGATGTCACCTTAAACGGTGCAGTCGATGCACTTAATTTTGACAGTAATACACTGTCAATCGATGCCTCAAATAATCGGATAGGAATCGGATCCGCAGCACCAAAGCAACCGCTTACAGTTTATGGTGTGCCGATCACTGCTACTGGCACGATCAAAACGCAAACTCTTATAGCAGACACAACGGCGTTTGGCTCGGCGCAGAATTCTGGAATCAGCTTTGGACATAAATATGATTCAGGTGGGGATGTTGCAACAACGTCTGGAATTGTAGGTGGACGAGAATCGACTTCTGACGGAAATTACGCGGGTTATCTAAGTTTTCACACTAGAGCCAATGGTGCATCTGGTGCAGAGCAAGCTCGGATCACCAGTGCTGGAAGAGTGGGTATTGGTACTACTGTACCGTATGGTGCTTTAAATGTGTCAGATTCGGGAGGTTTTACAACTTTAGTAATCACAGATCCTACTGAAAACGCCAGCGGTGAGCATTGGTATTTTAGAAACACTGGCGGGAATTTTTATATTGGACAAAGTACGGATAGTGGTGGAGCTTTTGATTCGTTGCAAGCAAGAGTGACTGTTGCGGATGGTGGAAATGTGACACTGAATTCAGGCAACTTAGTTGTCGGCACGGCAGGAAAAGGAATTGATTTTTCTGCACAAACATCTTCAACAGGAACCGATGCGTCCATAATTGCTGAACTTTTAGATCATTATGAATGGGGAACGTATCGAGTTGTTTTAACCCCAGATAGTGGAACTTTTACGATGGATACAAGCCGTGATCTTTTAGGATTTGTTAAGGTTGGGAACATCTGTACTGTTTCAGGATATGCCAGAGTAAGTTCAACTTCAGGGCCTTCTGGGCTAATAACATTTAATTTACCTTTTGCTGCTTCAAGCATGAACGAATACGCAAATCATTTTGTTGGTCATGCAGTACCGGAAAATATGGGTGGTAGTCCGCCAAGTTATTATAGCTCAAGCGATTTTCACTGTTTTATAGGAGGAGCAGGTGCAACAACTGCACAAATAAAACGAACAGCAGGAGGCACGGCTGCCGGAAATTGGGGTGGAGTAGCTGATTATTTTTCAACTAATACTAACGTGACTATTTCAATAACCTATATTACAGCTTGATATGTCTTTGCAAAAAAATATTTTAATCGATAAGTGCGAAACAGTGGCTATAAATAGTGGTTCCCATTACGTCATTCAAGTCAGAGAACGACATCAGATCCTTGAAAATAGTAAAGAAATTTCGGCTTCTTTTAATCGTTATATTTTAACGCCAGATGCTGATACAAGCACCATAACTGATGCAACTGTTCTAGCCCAATTTAATGCGGTTATGACTAATGAAGTTAAACAGGCTTACCAAACTTTTTTAGCAAGTCAAAATCAACCTGAAGACACATAAAATTAATGGATATAAAAAATATACAAAGTGAAATAGTTTCACTAAAAAACGAGTTAGCAAAAGTTCCACAAATGGAGCAGAGACTTCATCGTTTATTGGGTATGGAAGAGATTCTTATAATACAACAACAAGAAGAGCAAACGCCTGAATTAAAAGTTGCGAATAAAAAGTAGCAATGGCACTTCAAAAAGCTCTTGTTCCTGTTGATATAGTTGCAGGATTAGACACCAAAACAGATGAAAAACTGACTGCAAAATTAACAGATTTGCAGAATGGAAGATATACGGTTGGCAGTCAGATTTCTAAGCGTTTGGGCTATACATCAATGTCTCAGGATATTGCAGGGTCATCGTCAAAACTAACAACGGGTGACGGGCTGAGTTCGTTTCAGGATGAGCTTTTAGAATTTAGTGGGTCTAAATTATATTCCTACTCCAATGGTATCACTAAATGGGTAGATCGTGGCTCATACCTCAGTCTAAAAGTCAATGCTACGGATGTTGTCCGAAACACCTCAGAAATCAGAAACCAAGATAGTTGTATTGCTTCAGGATTAATTCTGTATGCTTATGAGCAATACGACACCAGCGGGACACTGGAAGGAGTATTTGCAACGGTTGTAGATCAGACTTCAGGTGCAGTTTTGCAGTCTGAAACACTTATTGATGCAACTGCAATCAATCCCCGTTGTGTAGGTATTGGACCAGACCCTACCCTTCTGTATGTAGATACATCAACCTCACCTTATTCTATCAAGATCATTCAAGTTGACATCACAGATCCTACGGTATTTAAAAGTGCTTCAACCGCAGTTTCTGATGTTGATACCACTAATCCTAAGATCGATGCTGCACAATACTCTGATGATCCGACAACAGGATCGGGTGTATTTGCTTACAATGTAAATGGAGTAACTAAGGTTAAAGTAGGTTTTATAACAGCAAGTGGTCAAGTGGGTAGTCCAGCAAATGGATTTACTGCACCGCAAGAAATTACGAGTGCCGATGCAACTGATGGGATTGCCATTATTACTGATTTAGTGAATACAACATCTACAACGGTTAACCGCATTTATGTTGCCTATAACTCAACTGCATCAAGTCAGGGTCTAATACTTAAAAAACTAAATAGTGTTTTAACGGTTGAGGACACAGAAACTATTCACGGGACCAGTACAAAAATAGATGGATGTAGTCTGTTAATCAAACAAGATGGTAAATTACAAATTACTTACACCCTTAATGCGACAAATACCTACGACCACAAAATTAGAACAGCAGAATATAATCCTGAGACTGCCGCAATAACCTCGGCAGCTGCTGACCTAAAACTTAGCGTAGGGTTAGCCAGCAAGATGTTTGAGTATTCATCTAAAATCTACATGATTGCAGTCCATGAAACAGACTTGCAGCCGACTTATTTTGTGATGGATACCACGGGGTTAATAGTTGCCAAAATGCTCCCTGGAACAGCTGGCGGTTTACCTAATAAAACATTAATGCCTTCCGTGGTCAGCGGATCGTCAGGATTGTTTGAATTTGGCGGTTTAGTTAGAACCAGGTTGGTATCAAAAAATAATGATTTGTTTTCACTGGCTGGGGTTAGTCGGATGGAATTAGATTTTACTAGCGTTGAGCGTTTTGAAGCTGCTGAACTTGGTGAAAATCTTCATGTCGGCGGCGGGTTTGTTTCTATCTACGACAGTCAGGAAATCGTAGAAATGAATTTTCATTTGTCC